GCGCTTGGTTGAGGCTCTTTTGGACATGGTGCGGTTTTCCCTCGGCGTTCTAAAGACCAGTTGGACCTATGAATCTATCTTCGTCGAAACCACTCCTACCGACCAAGACATCTCCTTCCTCTTCGATCCCACCGACCTAACGATTCCACAGGACGAGGAATCCTCTGAAGAAGAAGTCATCTTGAAAGAAGGATGTAAGATCGAAAACATCTCTCCCTACAACTTCTTCTACGACACCCGTGTCCCCATCACCCGCTGGAAAGAGGGTCGTTTCGCTGCTGATGAGCAAAGCGTTAACCTAAAAGAACTCAAGCAGCTTGAACGCCAGGGAATGCTCGCAGGCACGAAGTATATTAACGACTTTGACCAGACCCTCTGGACAGCACGTGGCGGCAAGGCTAACAACCGCCTTGAAGGTGTCGAGCCCGCCGGCCTGACTGGCAAAACCCCAAAGGGCGACAAGATGGTCGCTCGCACATCCGTCCAATACCGCCTCATCCCATCCGAGCACGGCCTTGGTGAGTCCGAAGACGAGGAAATCTGGGTCATCACCTACGCTAACGACAACCGCATCATCGGTCTGCAAGCCCTGAACTCCCCTGCAAACGAGTTCCAATATGACATCCTCCAGCTTCTCCCCGACCAGCACGCGGATCTTTCTGATTCGCTCTCCAAGTTAATCGACCCAATCCAAGAAGTCATCACCTGGCTCATCAACGCCCGCGTTGCCTCCGTCCGTCGTAATATCGACGGTCGCTTTGTCGTCGATCAGCAGCACGTGGACATGTCCACCCTGAACACCAACGCCCCCTTCATCCTCCTCAAAAAGTCCGCCCCTCGCATGGGCACTTCCCGCTTCATTGAGCAGCTTCGCACGACCGACCCCACCGCTTCCCACTTCCAAGACTCCGAAGCGCTCATCCGAATCCTCTACATGGTCTCTGGAGTTAACGAGAACTCCATGGGAGCCTTCGCCCCAGGTCGCCGTTCCGCCACCGAAAACCGCACCGCCAACGCGGGAGCTTCCGCCCGTATGAAGCTCATCGGCGCATCTTGCTGGCACGGCGGCTTAGCCTCCCTCGGTCGTAAACTACACCTATCCTGCCGCCAGGACCTATCATTCACGACCTTCTCCAAGATCGTCGGTCCCGCAAAAGCCGAGCAATTCTACGACCTTTACCACCCCGCTTCCCCGTACGAACTCTACTCCTCCGAGGACTTCTTCTCCTACGACGCCACCATCGAATCCGAGCGTAACTACGTAGCCCAGTCCCTCCAAGAGCTCTTCCTCGGCCTTGTCTCCAACCCCGAAGTCTCTGCCATGATGCAGCTTGACCTCCCAGCCATGCTGAACGAAATCTACGCCCTTCGCGGAGTCAAAAACCTCTCCCGCTTCAAGGTGAAGGCCCAGCCTACCGTAGTTCCTCCTAACCTCCCTCCCTCCCTCCCATGACCGACGACCCTACCGAGGACACCCCAAACAGCAAGGACTACGCCCGCCGCCTGATCGAACTCGAAAGTTTGTCGGTCAATAGTATTTACGGAGAGCTTTTGGCTTACCTCAAGAGCCAGCACGACGCGATTATGAAGTGCGTGTTTGTGACTCCCACGACTATGGAAGGGGTTCTTGCGAGAGAACGCACCTTTGGCGTGGCTGAGGAGTATGAAGTTTTACTTTCGTGGCTGGACAATGAAATTCTAGACGCGAAAGAAAAGTTCGAGCAGCTTAAGCTCGAAGAAACACAAGAAAAAGAAGAAACAAACCATGATAATTAACTGGTCTTTGATGAATCGACTCGGCTTCAATGAAGAAGAGGACGAATTTGCGAGCTTCACCCCTTCGGGTGCGGGCGCAGCTGCCTCGCGCAGTAATAGCGGTGCCGGTGACGGTGCTGCAGACGATGACGATAATGAGTCGTTTTCGGATGATGATGACGACGATGACGATGATGATGACTTGGAGCCAACACCCGCCGGTGGTGGAGCCAAGCCCGTGAAGCGTCAGGCCGTCCAAATGAGTCCTGAGGACATGATCCGACAGGTTTCCGAAGCTACTGCACGCGCTATGCGGCAGGCGCAGGAGCCAGGACAAACACAACTGACGGAAGCTGAAATCCAGCAACGTCTTGGTCGCCCTACTGTGTCGGAGGAATTGATTGCTCGGTTGAGAAACCCTGAGATCACCCCGGCGGAAGTGGCTACCACATTGCAAGAACTGCAAGATGGGACTTATCGCTATGCGATGACTACCGTGCAACACCTGCTCCAGTATCAGCTTGCTCCACTTAACGAAATGCGTCAGCAGTTCGCGGAGCAGCAACAGCAACAGCGAGCGGTGGCCTTCCAAGGCAATCTGCTTAAGTCGTATCCAGCGCTTAAAAAGTATAGTGCTGCGGTCAACCAAGCGATGGCGGAGCTTACAGCTGAAGGATTCAGCGCTAGAGGGCTTCAGCCAGAACAAGTTTACAAGACTGTGGCGCAACGCGCGAAGAAGGTGGTTCGTAAGATCTTGCCTGAATTCACGCTGAAGCAGCAACAGGCTCCAGGTCACAATCGTCAGGCTGGGTCGTTCAGAGCGCAGCGCGGAGGGCAGGGTAATCCTGCTCCTGGGCAAGCTCGCGGGCCGTCCAGCTTTGATCACATTTTTTAACGTCAATAACCACAACACAACAAAATGTCTCTTTTTGGTCTCATGTCTTCCACCGAGTTGGAGTCCAGCTACTCCGCTCGCTCTCTGCGCAAAATTGCGTGGAAATACCCGTGGGGCAACACTCCGTTGCTCTATCTCCTCTCCATGATGGAGAAAAACGACACCGACAAACCCAAGTTCGATTGGTATGAAGGTCGTCATCAACAGGTCGCAACGACGACGATCACCTCTGGTGGTCTGAGCGGCGGCGGCACAGGTCCTTTCGCGGATACTACCAACGCAACTTCGGCTGCGGCGTCTGGTTTCACGTGGACGGAGAATACGGCGTATTGCGTCTATGTCACGTCGACTGCGCTTTTCCGCGTGGATGATGTGATCTGGCTTCGTCGGATTCCGAACGGCGCCGCAAGTGCGTACCTTGAAGTCAAGGGTATCGTCACCGCCGTTGTCAGCTCGACCGTTCTGCGTGTCATGTCGATTCAAACTGTCGCAAGTGTCAGCAATGACACCGACGCGCTCAGCATCGACGTCACTCTGATCGGCAAGTCCGCTCCAGAAGGTGATAAGAGCCGCACTGGTGGCTTGGAGCTTCCGCTTGAACCTGAGAACTACACTCAGATCTTCCGTGAAGCGTTCGAGTCCACCGGCACGGCGCTGAAAGCCGGCATGGAGTGGGATGAAACCGGGCACTACAAAACGATGGCGCGCCAGAACATGTTCCGCATCTGCGAAGCAATGGAAGCTGCCATGTATTTTGGTATCCGCAAGACGGATACGGTGACAAACCAGAATGGCAAGAGCGTCCCGCGTCGTTTCACAGGCGGCTTGCTCTGGTTCCTGGAGCAGTGGGAAAAAGGCAACACCGGTAACGGTGGCGCTTTTGACTACCGCCCTTCCGGCATCGACCTCACCTCCGTTGACTGGACCACGAACACCGACAAGCGCATCATCAAGATCAACGGGTCGATGTCTGTCGACCAGTTCGAGATCATCATGGAGCGCGCGTTTATGGATCAGCTTCCCGGTGCGTCGGAGAAACTGATGCAGTGCGGCAATGGGTTCATGAGCATCTTCCAGAAATACTGCAAAGCCATGTCGATCACGACGCGGAATCTGCAGACCAAGGAAGACACCTACGGCATGTCGATCACACGCTGGACGAGTCCATGGGGTGAGTTGGTCCTGAAGACCCATCCGATGTGGAACCGCTCGATGCACAATCAAAGTGCGTTCGTGGTTGACGTTCCTTGCCTGTCCTGGCGCGATGTGACGGACCGAGAGCTTACCCTCTTGGCAAATCGTCAGAACAACGATGACGACTTCCGCAAGGATGAGTGGCTCGGTGAAGGCGGCCTCCAGTGCATGTTCCCAGAAAACCACCTTTACGTGGAAGGCGTAACATCCCTGACCTACTAACACTATGGCTGCTTTTACCAAAACTGCGGCCAACTGTATCCAACGATGGGGGAGTTATTCTCCCCTGTCCTCGGCTAAGTTGAAGGTCGTGCAACTGGAACTTATCCTTGCCTCTCAAGGCGGTGCTACAAACTACATCGCTGCGAGTCAACTCGGATTTCAGAAGATCCTTCGGACTAGCATGGCTCAGAAAAGTGATGACGCGCTTGCGCTTCACACCGCTCCGAGCTATGATGGGACGAAGCTCTTTTTCTACAACCCGGCGCAAGTCGCTGACGCAAACCGCGACGACCCCGCGGATGTGACAGGAACATTCCGTGTGGTCATCGAAGGACTCTAACCCAAACAAACAATATGGCAATCCCCATGAAAGGCTATGACAGCGAGTCACCCAAAGCTGTCGATGTGAGAAACACCAAGATGCTGGATCCCTATGCCCGTGAGCCGAAAGGCACACAAAGCAGCACGGAGACCGGCAAAGCCTACACCGGCAACGGCAAGAAAAGCTACGGTAAGGGCGGTGTGAAGTAACGCCAAAACACTTGTAGTAGCCTCCTATGAAAATCGGACAGTTAAAAACATTGATCGCGGCGTATTTGCATAAAGCAGATACCGCTGACTTCATCAAGGGCGCGGGTGCAGACCAGGTGGATCTGCTGCTCGTAGCGCTGAACAATGCCCGCAAAACTGCGGAGAGAGTTCATGATTTTGCTGCCTGCTTGAAGGGAGGCTACTACTCTGTTGGTGCTACTGGAGGGAACTGGCTCACTGGGATTACTTGGTGGGATGCAGGGACAGAGGAAATTAGGAAGGTTAAAAACTGGTATCTGCGCGGCAGTGATGGCGTGGCCGGCGGGGAGTATGGCATCAACACGGTGCTCCGCGCTACGGATCGCGATACCAAGGTGCGGGCGCAGGCTTCTTTGGACTATATGAGTCCCGGGAGTATTGCCCGCTATCCAGAGACGAGCGATAGTTATTATCGCGACCCACTTTTGGGTCAAAACTACGTGGTCCTCAACGGCCACAGATTTCAATTCCACCCAACGCCGACGACGACGCAAGTGCTTCCTGTGGATGCTTGCTTTTGGTGGCCGGACTGGACGGTGAGCACAGAGGATGACTGGTTCACAAAGCATGGTAGTGAATACTTGATGTGGCAAGGCGTTATTGAGGTGAACAAGCTTTTGACTGTGTTCGCTGGTAATGTTGAAGGCAACTTGCCGCCGCCGACGAAAGACGCTGAGCGTGCGTTGGAGCAGTTAATCTCGACAGATGAAGATTCGACAGATCAATCACAATTCCTTGAACCATTATGAACCCTCCTCAACAAAGACAGCAACCGCCTTATGATCCAATGGCCCAGATGATGCAGATTCTGCAGCTTGTCATGGGGCAGAATCAGCAAGCTCAACAGGCTCAACAGCAGAACCGTACTTTCCGGCTTGATAAACAACAACTCGCGCAGCGCGGGCAGCAGTTTGATCGGCAGTTTGAAGCGCAACAGGCGGGGCAACTAGCCCAACAAGCTAATCAGGATCGTAATTTTGCCCTGGATGAGCGGCAGCTTGACATGCGTGGGCAACAATTTGACGCGCAACAAATGCAACAAATTGCTGTGCAACAGGCTGAGCAGGAGTATCGTCAGCAGCAGGCTTTGAACGCGGCACGAGGCCTTGCACTTGATGAAAGAAAGCTGGGCTTTGGAGAAAACCAGGCGCAGCAACAGCAGCTTATGATGCAAGAAGCTCAAAAGCAGCAACAGCAACAGGCTATTCTGGCTGCGCTGAGCCGCGTAGGGAATAAAGACGGTTTTCAAGACCCAACCGCGCTCTTTCAATACCTACAACAGATAGGCGTTCAGCTTCCTGGAATGGCGCAGGCGCAGCCCCAGGTTGATCCTCAAAAAGCCCAGGCCCAGGCTCAATGGGCTGAAATGCAACAAAAACTTCTGCAACAATAACTTTTATGGCAACAACCTATCTCACTGACGGCCCTCTTTCTTCCAGAAAATCTGGGAAAATTGTCTCCCGCGTTAACACAGATCGCAGTAGGCAGAGGCGAAATGAAGGCGGTGGAAAAAGAAACCGTGGAGGCAACGGACAGCTTTCTGCCGAGGACATGATCTCCTTGTTCCAATCTATGCCTGTGCCAAACCGTGGGTATAAGAACCCAAACGCCGCTCAGCCCGCAAAGATGGGCGGCGGCTTG